ATATCAAAGTAGTTAAAAACTATTTAGATAACAAATTAATTAATGAAGGTCTAACTAAACGTGAGAAAACGTTATTGGATAACATTAAATCCCAAATCAATGAAGCCCCAATTGATTATTCAAATGTTGGTGGTTCAAGAATGGAACGTGGTACTCAATCAAAAATTGAGAAAAAAGAAACACCATTCCACGAAATGGGATTATCGGATGAGTTAATTGATATCTTATCTTCAGAATCGTTCCAACATTCAGTTGAGAAAGTTAAAGACGCTTTAGGTGACAATTCACAAATGGTTGAAGGTGACCCAAATAGTGTATTCAGAAACTTAATGGGTACGGCTATGGACTCATTAGGTACTATATCAAGATTCCAAGGTAGAAATAGTGAAGCCATCGAAAAAATGGCTGAGAAATTAGTTACAGAACATTTTAATTTAGACAAACCACCATATAGTAAACGATTAAAATTACAAGCAAAATTAATCACATCACCAATGAGTTCGGTTAAAGGAATGAGAACTCAACCTGAAAAATTCAGTGACGCTCAAGTTATTGACGCATTTAAAAACGCTGAAAAACATCAAAAAGACTTAGAAGAATTCGCAGCTGATTTCGAAGATTTTGATTGGGAAAAAGGTAAAGAAATTTTTGACAAAAGAATGGAGGCGGATGCTCTTCAAACATTCAAGGATGAAAAGACTAAAAGACGTATAATGAACACATTTGTACAGGGTGCGGCATTTAATGTTGGTCATTTGTATAAAGAATTAAGTGATAAAATTAACGACATCAATCCTGAGTTGATGACGGCATACAATGTCTCTCAAGCAACGATGGAACATTTATATTGGATTTATCCTAATATGGAAAGTTCAGCATCTGCAGGTATGGGTCATTTAGGTCAAGTAGAAATTGTTGAACCTGAGAATGACAATGGACCTTACACCATCAGTGCAAGAGCTATGACATTACCTTTATTAGTTCACGAATTGGTAAAAGGTGTGTTTGACTTTATGGCTTGGGATAGTTTACCTGAAGATGAAAAACAATCTAAAATGGTTGCAGGTAGTGAAGATACGTTACCGGGAGAAGTTTGGGATTCACGTTTGGGGTTAATCTTTTGGAAAAAATTACAGGATGCGATGCCTAACGAGATATTCGCAGATGACCAAAGAATAATCCAATTATATTTATTCCACAAACTTGGTAGGTTATCGGCTAAACAATTAAAATCGTTCACTGAAGGTCTATTAAAAAATGACCCAGCGGCGATGGCGGCAATTGACCGTATGGTTAGTGAAGTTAGAGAACAAATTCAAAACAGAAATGACGATGATGATGATTACGAAGATGAAGAAACACCATCACAAAGTAATGATGATGATGATATGACTGATTTTGATGATTTAGATTTAGATGATTGGGATTAAATCCAGTTAAATTAATAGTTAACCCCCCATTAAGTGATTAATTGGGGGTTTTTTGATATTTATAAATTAAATCGTCTATATGAGTTTAAATAAAGACCAAGTATTGTTGGAATATGTTAAATGTATGAAGGACACTTCTTATGCGTTAAGAACATATCTACAGACATACGACAACACCGTTTCAAAATACGTACCATTAGAGTTATTCCCTGACCAAATTACTTTGTTACAGGATTACGAAGACTACAATGAGAATATCGCATTAAAATATCGTCAGGCCGGTGTATCAACGGTTACTGCGGCTTGGATATCCAAAAAATTAGGTTTCGCGAGAAAAGAAAAACCTGAAAAAATTCTAATCATTGCCAACAAACTTGATACGTCAATCGAAATGGCAAACAAAGTTAGAATGTTTACCACACAATGGCCAAGTTGGGTTAATATATCAATTGACCCTAATAAAAAATCAACAAAACATTGGAAATTAAATAATGGGTGTGAGGTCAAAGCCGTTGCAACGTCAAAGGATGCTTTACGTGGATTTACCCCTACGATATTAGTATTTGATGAGGCAGCGTTTATTGAAGCCGATAGTGATTTCTGGTCTGCTTGTATGGCATCCCTATCTACAGGGGGTAAAGTAATTGTTGTTTCAACACCAAATGGTAATGACGCAATTTATTATGAGATTTATGACCAAGCATTACGTGGGATGAATGATTTCAAAATTACGGAAATGTATTGGTATCGTGACCCTCGTTACACTAAAGATTTATACTTTGTTAAAACTGATGACGCAATTCATTATTTATTACATAAAGAAGAATACGACCCAACAAAAATTATTCATTGGACCGAAAAATCATTCTTGGAACGAAACTTTGAAGAGGCCAAAGAATTAATCAATAATGGTTACAAACCTTGTTCTGATTGGTTTGAAAAAATGGTGAAGAAACTTAAATACGATAAACGTAAAGTTTCACAAGAGTTAGAATGTAATTTCCTTGGTTCGGGGGATAACGTATTTGATTCAAGATTAATGCAGAAAATACGTGAGAATTATATTTTAGAGCCCCAAAATAGAATGTTAGGTAATCAATTGTGGATTTGGAAAGACCCGGTTATTGGACATAAATACATTATGGGCGTCGATGTCAGCCGTGGGGATAGTGAGGATTTTAGTTCATTTCAAATTGTTGATTTTGACACTCGTGAACAAGTTGCAGAATTTGTTGGTAAATTACCCCCAGATACTATGGCGGAGATTTGTTTTAAATGGGCTAATATGTATTCAGCGTATGTCGTAATAGATATCACGGGTGGGATGGGAGTTTCTACCTCACGTAAATTACAAGAGTTAGGGTATAAGGACTTATATGTTGATGGTGAAGATATGAATAACACTTGGAAGTATAATCCTAAATCAGCTGAAAAAATACCGGGAATTAACTTTAACAACAAACGGGTTCAGATTATCGCGTCATATGAGGAGGCGATGAGACACGATTTTAGGATTTATAGTCAACGACTATATAATGAAATGGATACTTTCATTTATATCAATGGAAGACCTGACCACCAAAAAGGACGACACGACGATTTACTTATGTCAGTGGCTATGGCAACATACGTGGGGGAAACTTCATTCAGTAAATTAACTAAAGTAACTGAACAAGCAAAAGCGATGATTGAGTCTTGGTCAGTAAACGATAATAAATCAGTTAGAGATAACATATCATTCAACCCTGTATTACCAAATATGATGGATAGAATGAATACTAATGATTCAGTATCATCGCAAGATTACCAAACATATGGTTGGTTATTTGGTGCAGGTCGACGATAATGAAATTATGAAGTATTTAATTAATGATAAATAGTATTAAATTACCTATATGGAAAACAATAATCAAAATTTGACAGTTTGGCAACGATTGTCCCAAGCATTTGGGCCTAATTCGTTGTTAAACCAAGATTACCCAACATATAAGTTTGACAAAAAAGAATTGTTGAAAACAACTTCTAAAGACGATTATGAAAGGGAAAAGTTACAAGCACAACAAACGGTTTATTTAGGTCATCAATGGTCTAAAATTGAAACAAACTTATACTCACAAGCAATCTATTATGAACCAACACGTTTGGCATCATTCTACGATTACGAATCAATGGAATATACACCTGAAATTTCTGCGGCGTTAGACATTTATGGTGAAGAAGCAACAACTGTTGACCAAAATGGTTTTATGTTACAAATCTATTCAGAATCAAAACGTATTAAATCAATTTTAACGGACCTATTCAACAATATTTTAGATATCAATACCAACTTACCAATGTGGGTGAGAAACACCTGTAAATACGGGGATAACTTTGTTTATTTGAAGTTAGATGCCGAGAAAGGAATTGTTGGTTGTATGCAATTACCAAATATCGAAATTGAACGTTTGGAACGTGGTATGGCGGCAAGAACTCAGAATGTTGAAGAACCGGCAGAAAGTAAAGGTTTGAGATTCAAATGGAAAGTTAAAGATATGGAATTTAACTCTTGGGAAATCGCTCACTTCCGTTTATTAGGTGACGATAGAAAACTTCCATATGGTACATCAATGTTAGAGAAAGCAAGACGTATTTGGAAACAATTATTATTGTCTGAAGATGCGATGTTAATCTATAGAACATCAAGAGCACCTGAAAGAAGGGTGTTTAAAGTATATGTTGGGAATATGGATGATAAGGATGTTGAACCATACGTACAACGTGTCGCTAACAAATTCAAACGTGACCAAGTAGTTGATGGTAAAACAGGTAACGTTGATATGAGATTCAACCAAATGGCGGTTGACCAAGATTACTTTATACCTGTTCGTGACCCGGCAGCACCAAGTCCAATTGATACATTACCGGGAGCTCAGAACTTAGGGGAGATAGCCGATATCGAATACATTCAAAAGAAGTTATTAACGGCATTACGTGTTCCTAAAGCGTTCTTAGGTTTCGAAGAACCTGTTGGTGAAGGTAAGAATTTATCATTAATGGATATTCGTTTTGCAAGAACGATTAATAGAATCCAAAAATGTATGATAGCTGAAATGAATAAAATCGCAATCATTCATTTATTCTTGTTAGGGTTCGAAGATGAGTTATCAAATTTCACATTAGGTTTAGCAAATCCATCGACACAGGCCGACTTATTAAAAATTGAAGCTTGGAAAGAAAAAATCACATTATACAAAGACGCTGTCGCAGGGATTGAGGGTATCGCACCTGTATCGGTTTCTTGGGCTAAAAAACATATCCTTGGTTTCTCTGATGACGAAATTAAATTAGACTTACAACAACAACGTGTTGAGAAAGCCGTTGGTGCCGAGTTAACTAACACCGCAACAATAATAACCCATACAGGTATCTTTGATAACATAGATAAATTGTATGGTACTAAAACCACTTCTGGAGTTACACAATCCGCAGCCGCAGGTGCAACACCACCGCCACCACCAGGTGGAGGGGGAATGCCCGATTTAGGCGGAGGTGGAGGTGAACCAATGGCTCCACCACCCCCAGGTCCTTC